GTAGGATCAACTATAGAAGCGGTACCAGCAAGACCTATAGAAACGCCTGGGCCTTTCTGTGTCCACGGAAGAGCAGAAGTAAAGTAATCATGACGTTTACCACGAGGAGGGCAGGCTAGGCCGGGAACAATATTAGTCCCTGACGTGAAAACCCAAGAAGGCTGTTCAGCAGATCGGGCAGAGTTTAAAACTTCGTTAGTATCGCCTTTCTGAATCTTAACAGATTTCTGAAGATTTTCGTCTCTAAACCATTCATTCCAAATAAGGTAAACACCACGAAAAGGAAGAGCACTAATACCAGATAAATTACCAGACGTATTCACGGGCAAGCCGAAATAGTCCCAAAGAGAGCCTATATAAGCATTACCAGAGTTACCAGTAGCAGAAACGGTAGGGATAACATAATCAGTGCTATCATCAGGGTCTTCCTGTTCAAAACAGAAATTCTGCCAATGTTCCCAAACAAGGCGGTTTGGTACAAAAAAGAAAAACCAATCCAGATAAATATTATCCATGATAGGCTTAATAGGAGTAGCCAAACGAGCGAAGTAATTAACAGACATACGAGTAGTATCGCCAGGCAAAACCTCATCAACAAATACAGGTATAAGCTTGCCTGAATCAAAAGTTGTCTTATAAACATGGGAACGGTCGAATTTAGTCCTTTTCATGTACATTGCAGGAGCATCGCTGAAGCGATGTCCTCGAACTCTTATTTTTTTTCGAGCCAAAATTTCACCTTCTTCGAAGTGTAAACCTAATAATTAACCTAAAGCAAAATATATTAGGTTTTAGATTATTTTTTGCGTCACCTACGCCAGTTACATCAAGTAAGTAACTGGCTTTGGTGACGCCTATTTTTGTGTTTCTTCATTTTTTTGTTCTAAAGTGTTACTTTTTTCTTGTGTTTGTTTACTACTTACGGACTGTTGTGGTTCATCAAAGGTATATTTGCTACCATACAGACCTTGTTGTTGGAGATATTCGAGCGTTGCAGGATCATTCAAATGGTCGATAAAATTCATAGGATCGTGACCGAATTTTGCTCGAACATAAGCGGGTAAACTGTAGAATTCTTCACGAACTCCGGACACAAGCTCAAGCGCTGTACTGTAGTCGCCGGGAAGCGTTGCATCTCCGAACTGCAAGTAAGCGTATTGCGAACTATCGCCGAGGTCAAGAGTCATAATACCTTTCTGACCGTCTGCATACTTATTTACGATGTAATTGATATCAGTTTCCTCTTTCTCGTCCTGAACTGTAAGAGAGGGCATGGTAAACTCAATACCGCAATGATCATGTTCTTCTACGGGATCATAAGCTGTCTTAAATTTCATAGTTTCACCTCCTTTCGCAGGCGCCTAGACGCGGCGGGCGTGGCGTACAGAAAAAGGGCGATCTCTTGCGAGACCGTCCTTTTTCTGATACGCTCTATACTAGATTATCATTTAGTAGAATCATTGTCAATAGTCTGCACATATTCTATGGCGCGACCAACCATGACAGGAATACGGGACTCGTCACAATTCTCAACGTAATAGCGACCGTCGCTGTCATCAAGATTGCCAATATAATATAAAGTAAAATCTTCAGGATACTTTTTAATAAGCATTTTATCATCATTAACTATACCTTCAAAAGCTCGCAGAGCAAGCATATCATTGTGGTAAACCTGTGGAGGACTGAACTGTTCAGCCTTGGAGTCATAAATGGAATAAAGTCTCAGCGGAACCATCTCCTTTTCTAAATGCAATTAAATACCTACGAATCATAAGATAAAGCATAGCTGATATGACAAAATAGTCATTATCAAGACGAATAACCCTAGAACCATCAGGCTTAAGACGGTAAGCGGCATATTTACTACCACGAAAAGAGTAGTCAAAAGAAATATTACGACCACGACAGAAATTTTTAACAGCTTCAAATTCACTAATAAGCATCACCTCATTTCCGACTTAATAATAACACAGTCATAATACCTTGTCAAGCTTTCTGCCGAGAAAATGCTTATACTTACCTTCCTGAACACGACAGCGGTCAACCAAACGCTCAAAAGTATTGTTCTCCAGGTTATGAAGCATCTTCTCAATACGGTTGTTACGAATAAACTCCATCCAGTGAGGATGCGTTTCATCAAATTTCTTATCATAATAACGAGGAGGACGCATCTTCTTACCGTTAATAACAACATAATCATTAGCATAGCATTCTTCGCCATGATCTTCGAGCCATTTAGCACCTATGCCGGGACGATTAGAAGCAACCATGAATTCAGGAATGCGACCTTTATAGTGAGAAGGAGCGTCTTTACCTGTCTGTTTTTTAACTATATAGCGAGCGACATAGGCAGCAGAATCAAAGCTAAACTCACCAATAAGATGCATACCGTATTTCCATACTTTGGCAAAACGAGAAGAAGTATAAGTATTATAACCGTCTGTACGGAACCGAAAAGTTTTGTCATCAAAATCAATATTAAACAAGATGTAATGATAATGGGGGCGACCATGAAGCTCACCATATTCACCACAGCCGAGAAAGCGAATACCATTGCCATACTCACGACGAAGATTCTTCATGAAAGTCTGATGAAATTTCTTGCTTAAGCTTTTATCACGCGGCAAATGATAATCGTCGAAAGTGCAAGTAACGAAATAAGCAGAAGACGAAGAACGGGCTTCGTGGACAGCACGAACAGCCCACTGTCTGCTATTTTCGAGACGACAGCCGATGCATTGTTTACAAGAACAACGAATGAAACGGCTATCGCCAGCAAGCTCAGGGTGAGAGGCAAGGCTACCGTAAAAACTATAATGTTGTTTTCCATTTTTTGTAATCGCTCCCTCAACTGGGTACATAAGAATAGGATTATAACAAACCATATTAATCACCTGTACCGATTGTATCAGGATTAAGTCAGAATGTCAAATCCTAAATCCACCTCGTCCTACTCTTTTAAAATTTCTACGACGAGATCTGGAGGTACGCCGGAAAAGACGGCGAGAACCTCGTTTAGATAAACGACGCCTTCTCATTTAGCATCCCTCCAAGAACCGAAAAAACGGCTAGTTTTTTTAGAATCATTCTTATTAGCAACTGGCTCAACAAGTTGCGCAACATCGGTTTGAAAGTCCGAAACAACTTTTTTAGCAGTAACAGTATTCGAAGAAGCTTTACCTTTCAGAGCTTCGATTAGATCCACAACTTCCTGAATAAAGGGAACAACAACAGAAACAATAAAAGTCAAAATCATAGTAGTTTTATTAGACATAAAAGTTATCTCCTTCCAAAGTAACGACCTCCGAGGAAGCCTACAACATTTTTGACAGCAGAACCAACGCCAGTAGCGACAGATCTAGGAGCACCTGTAAGACTTTCAAGATTCTTATAAAAATCACGTTCCATACCTGCCATTTCAGTTTGAATATTATCAAAAGCGGCGGCAGAATTAGCACGGTTAGCAGAAGCAATATTGTTCAAAACACCAGAGCTAAGGTAAGAACCCTGAAGACGAAGGTTTTCAAGCTCCAGATTCATCTTCTCAAGCTCGTAACCAAGACGTTTTTCATAAGTCTGCTCACGAAGATTCAGATCGTTTGCAAGAATACCGTTCTGAATAACTGTACCATGGGTCGCCTGACGCGTAGAATCGGCTTCTGCGACGTTTTTATCAATTTGAGATATTGCAAGATGTTCGGCATTCTTAGCCTGCCTTTCAGCGGCACTAGCGGCTTTAGCAGAGTTCATGGTAGAACCAATATCACTCATACCTACAGAAGCAGCTGAAGCTCCAGATATAGAACCGCCTACACCATTAGTTGCGGCAAGAATAGGATTGAGACCAGCTCTGCGCATATCTTCTACAGCCCATTGATAACGATGTTTATAGTTTTCAACGTTCCACTCGTTAGCCTGTGCGGCATTAGCAGAATTGAAACGATTCTGAACTGCAGATCCTAACATAGAACCAGCAACACTACCTAATGTATCAGAAAGCCATGACATGATACCAACTCCTTTTAGAAATGATCAACAAGGCCGGGCGTACCAAACATAGGCATAGGACGCACAGTAGTGTAACGGAAGCCTATGTCAAGCAAGAACTCAGGCTCACTGGGAACAGCGATAATGCGCTCAATAGGTGGATTTTCCATAATAAATTCCTCGTTTAGAGTGGGAGCGTTATTGAAGAACTGTGAAAGATGCCAAACGTCAAGGTTACCACCAGTTATAGAGCTACGGAACTTGCCTGTAATCTGCGAAGGTTTATAGCGATATTCGGCATAACGTTCCTGGTAGCCAAAAACAGTAGTATCATCTTTAGAACCTTGAGCATAAATCTCACGAAGCTCAATAGCCTGTTCGCCAAGATGCGCGAATGTGGGCCAGTAAAAATCATAAACAGTAGAGCGAAGCCACATCTTATTAATACCCTGCTGATAAGTAAGATCGGCGCGAGCGCATACAAAACCAAAAATATAGCCATGCTCAACAAAAGACTTAGTAAAACCATGGAACTTAGAGGCAGTAACACCATAAGCAGAAAGATTGCCTTGAGGTGAGGTGTCGTTGGTTGCAGAAGTTTGAGCTATTGGATTGACATTTACCATTTTGGTAAAGGAGCCAAGAAATTCCGGACGCTGAAGACGAGCATCAGGAGAAACTACGCCAAAGAAAGAGCGGAGAACTTCTGTATACCGACTACCACCACGAGCAAGGCGCTCGTAAAACTTCTGCATTTGGAAAGCAGTACGAAGACTGTTGATTGTAAAGATGCTTGAAGTGTCCAAATCAACATAAGAATCCTTAGCAAGAAAATCAGAAGCAGCCTTTGCTTCCATAACAGTTGTCTCAGACGTATTACCAGCGAAACCGCCAACGGCAGACCAATCATTATAACCGGTACGGGCAAACGAAATAGTTCCATCACCTTGTGCAACTCTACGGCCGCCTGAAGAAGAAGCATCACCGCCATAAGCGGAAACAGCAGCAAGCTGACCCCTATTGCTGTAGAGCAGAAAACCAGCCGAAGGCGTAGGATCAACTATAGAAGCGGTACCAGCAAGACCTATAGAAACGCCTGGGCCTT